AGCAATTAATCCTATGGAATATATAAAGCCGTATGACTTTTTGTATCTTATGTATGACCAGATTCTAAATTTGATTTCTCTTTTCATGCCTCTATCTGTCTTTTATCCAATGGAATGAAACCCGATCCGTTGCCATGTACTACCTTGATGAAGTCAACCTCAACCTTTGCTGAGTTGACAATCACCTGGGCGATGTCTGCGATTGCTTTTGCTTTGTCGAGCTCCATGTCGTTTTCTTTGAGCATCTCGATGATTTCAAATAGGTGATCTCTTAGGTCTTCGATTTTATTGCGTGCCATAATTTGTTCAGTGTTTTGATTGTTTGTTGAATTGGTTGAGGGTATTTAGTTATGCGATTGCGCTCCATGTTTTCCACTTTGGTGATTGCTTCCAAGTTCTCTATCTCAAAATTTAAGATATTCTTATCTCGAAATGTCACTATCATGTGCGGCTCAAGCTTGCCGTGATGCTGCTCGTAGATGTGCCGATGTTTTAGCACCCACCTTGTATGCTCTGCAATCTTGATGTAGGTGTAGCCATCTTCATCAATGCGCTCTGATCCAACCTCTCGGTGATTAGGTGGCACAGTGCCCTTCTTGAACTGAGTTTCCTTGCCTCCGAATGCAATCCCCTTCATGCCTTTGTTCCACGGCACATTGCCCTTTGGGAACTGCGTTCCGACATTGCCCTTCTTAAGTCTGCCGCTGAAATCGGTTGCCAAATATTCTGGAGTCTTATGCAGCTGAAGTGCGAAGGCTTTGGCATAGCATTGGGCGATTGATTTCCCAGTGATGAATGCCACCTCTTTAGTCGACCGATGCGGATAGTACTCAATCAGCAACTCGGTCTCTTGCATTGTCCAGTTACAGCGACTCATAATATTCGCGGCCTCCTTCGTCTCCGCCCATTGGTGTTGGCTTTGGAAGTCTGTCTGCCATTGCTTGCTGCCCATCGTGGTAGCCGTTTGAATAGGCTTGGATGATTGCTTCTTTTACCTTGGCTTCCATTGTGTCGTTGTCGGCTTCGCGAGGATCAATGATGGTGTCCAGGTAGCGATTGAAATTGGCGAACTCTGCGCCCATGTTGTCTAGTTCGTTCATCGGATTACTTGTGTTTTAACTTCTGTTAGTTCAATGCCGCGTATCTCTGCGATGTTGGTAATCTCCATCGCCTTTGGAAGCTTGCGGAGTAACTCGGCCACATCAAACATCTCTGCTTGCATTAGTGTCCAGAGCAGTGTTGCCCAATCTACCTCGCCAACAATCTCCGCTTTTTTAGATATGCGAATGTTCTTGGTATGGTCCATCTCGAGCGTGGTTGTTGTGGTTGCATCGGTGAAGTTTGCAAAGATGCCTGAGACATCACTTGTGACTGCTGACTTAAGCGCATCGGCTGCTTCCTGTGCAATCTTTGCATCTGCAACAGCCTTCTTGACTGCGAGCTCGTTGGAGTAGTCTATCATCATCTGCTTGCGCTGATCGATGTAAGCACGAAGCGGAGCAGTGGCATCGCGCTCAACTTCCATGATGGACTTCTTGTAGGTGTCCAGTGGAAGAGTTACCATTTTGCGATTGGTTTCAATGTGCTTGATGGCATCGTTTGCCGCTTTGATTGACTCTGCGCTCATGTCGTATGTGAGCTTGTCTTCGATGATGCTTGGTGCGCCTGCAATCATGCTCTGAGCACGAAGCACCTCTGTGGAGTTCAAAGCCTTGTAGAACTCGGAAATGTTTTCTATATTCGCGGTGTTCATAGCGTATTGTTTTATTGATTGTTTTTAATGAAGGGCGGCCTAACACCGCCCTTTGTTATTTATTAAAACGGGAAGCCGTCATCTTCAGATTCTTCTTCAGTCTCGGCAGCAAATGTAGCCGCTCGCTCCATTGGAATTGGCTTGCTGATGCGAGCAATCCACTCGTCAGACATCTTGATTTTGTCTTGGATAAACTCTGGCAGCTCATTGAATACACCATCATCATGCTCTTCGGTGTTGTAACATAATGCGCTGTTGAAAGCAGGAGGGCAAACCAATCCTTTAGGTACCGGACTCATGCCGATAATGTTGGCATACGTTGCATCTCCTTTGGTTACGTGCGTGATATTAACCATACACGGCTTGCCAAGTAGTGTGAAGATGTCAAAGTTCTCAGCGATCTCGTTGGTCATCTTTTTGCCTGCCCAAGATTCGATGTCTCTACGGAGCACTGCCTTCTCGTTCATCGAAAGGTTGTAAATGCTTCGAGCATAGAACGGCTTAAGGCCATCGCCACGTTCAAATTCGTTAAGCTCTGTCGGCAGTTCAAAGATGAATTGCACTTTTCGTTTTTTGCCTGGAAATTGTCCTGTCTGCATTGTAGTTCCGAGGTCTACGATTTGGTAACATCTTGCAACAAACGCTCCTTCTGGTGCGATTGCTCGGGAGGTGTTATTCCCGCTTGGTGCTTTTAGGCCCATAGTTAAAATTAGAATTGATTTATTAATTGTTTGAATGATACTTGTGTATTGTGCAGTGTCTTCTGATACATTCTGAAGAACTCGTTGACATCCGATGGATGATAAGTGCGAACCGATTCATCAAGGCCTTGTGTCATCTCCTTTGAGTATTGGCGAACCAAGATAAGTGAGTTCTTGTCGCATCTCTGAAAGAGCCCTTGATGGCAACCGTCTTGCACAATTGTTAGCATGATACCGCTAAGGTGGTCGTAGTTAAAAAACTGCGTTGAATCGTGTGATTTGAAAAAAGTGTTCATAGATTGAAGAGTGAATTAGTGAATGATTGAAAGTTGTGGGCGGTAGTTAGCCGCCCGATTTATTTTAGTTTGCTTTGTCTAATTCGGTTGCTTCTATAATTGAAACAATAAAATCTAAATCTAAATTTAAGATTGAAGAAAGTTTATTGCAAATAGCAAAAATTGTTTTCGGATCTGAAATTCCATTTCTTAAAATTGAAGCTTTGGCTTCAGATACTAAATCGCAAGCAAATTGTGCAGCCTGTGTGCTTGTCATTGTTGGAGAGAGTAATTCGGTCATGAGTAAAAGATTGAATGATTAAATAGTGAATGATTGTTTGACAAATGTACAGGTATATTTTGATTGTGCAAGACCTATCTAAAAATAAATGCAAAATATTTCTACCTCGCTTCGCAAGTGCTTGATATTTAACACAATAAAATTCCTACTTATTTCCTACTGAGGTGATCGCCACCCCAATCAGCACTCCAACACCTACCTTGAAGCCTGTTGTCTGATGCCACTTTTTATCCTGCTTGATGTAGATGTTGTCCATTCCGGTGATTGCCACATTTGGATTGTCGACTCTAAGGCGCACCACTTGATCGGACTTTCGGAAGATGCGGTTAACAAAGCCAGTGCGCATGGTGTCACCAACTGCATAGGTAAACTTTGCCGGGATGACCAAGCTATCAATCTGCAACCATCCGAGGCGGTTGATCATGCCTCCGATTGTGTACCATTCGGTTGTCTTGAGGAATGGCTTAGGCAGTTGGATGTATGGCTGCTTGTCAATCATCACCGTATCGCCTAGCTTAATCTGCGTTTTTATGATTGTCCTGGTCTCGATGCGCACCACCTCGCTAGCGTTCTTGACTTTGACTTCCAAGTCCGCAATCTGTTGCGCTTGCTTTGCCGCATCCGAGCCGCTCTGTGCGATTATCTTCTTCTGTGAGGCGATAAGTATGCTGTCCTCATATATCGTGTGCTTAAGGCGGTAATCGTTAGACACGTTTTCTCCGCAAGATTTAAGTAGCAAAAATACAAGTACAATGATTGCAATTAAATAAATCGTTTCAGTACGTACAGATGCCATGTTGAATAAGTTTTATAAGTTCCTGCGATGATTCCCAAAAGAGTCGTTTATCCTTGAGCTCTGCTTGCAGTATCTGCAATGCCACACATACCGGCATTCCGCGCTCCATCACGTACCAAGCAGCAACCTTAACCAGTCTCTCATCTGCTTGCCGATCCGTCATAACTCGCGAGCTGCTTTCTTGATGAGTATCTTGATTGCATCATCAAGCTTGTTGACCGATGTGTGGATCATGCTCAGCACATCCTTCCTGTCTACATCGCTTGCACCTTGGTGCTGCATAAGCATCTGAACAAGACCAGAGATGTTGGTTAATGGCTGTCGAAGTTCATGGCTCAGCATAAAGCGGAACTCCTCAAGCAGCACTCTTTGCCGTTCGTAGTCATGCGAGCTGATGCTTGTCACATCCACCATCTGGATGCCGACAAAGTGAAGAGTGTCAGCAATCGCAAAGCAATTCCAAACATTATATCTGTCGCTTGTGTTCTTCTGCCTGGTCCGAGCATAGACTCTTGAAGGCTCAGGAGATTGTTTGCGAGCTCTTTCAATTGCCTCAATGAAATCATCCTTGTCACCTTCGATGCTTATGATGTCGGTAATCTTAGTAGGCTTAATATGGCTTACATAGTTCTTGAAGAGTTCGTTGTTGGTGAAAATCTTCCCATCACTATCGGTCACCACATAGAAGAGGTCGATGCTATGTTCTAAGATGAAGAGCGAAGACATGCAGAGAGTTCGCTATAAAGGTTATTCCATGCGCCCATCGAGCTCCATGCCCATTGCACTGTGAGGTAAATTGTAAAAGTCAACAGCATGCCCATGATTGGCCCATCCATTGTCGGCTTATACTCGGTGAACTCAGTCCGAGGCTTGATGATAATCTTTGCTTCCGGCTTAGGAGCAAGCAAGAATGCAGATGACGATGGTGTGATGGTGTCGCTTGCGTAGGTTTGTTGCATCGGTTGTGGCTCTAGCATTGGCTCTTCGGCAGGCAGCTCGTAAGTCTGACCCCATTGATTAGTGCAATAGTTGCGCCCAAAGATAGTGAATTTCTCCATCGATTGGTAGACTATCTGCGGCTCGATGTGAATTGTGTGATGATGCGTATGGACTTTGCAGCCAATACCCACCACGCAACCTTCATCGATTGTAGTATACGTTGAGTCTCTGCCTTCATCCATTGTCATTTGCTTTAGGTATGTATCCTGCGGCCACCATAGCTGCAACAATTGCCGCAAGTGTCTCTGTTCCTATCTGTTTAAAGATAAGCGCAAACACGCTTGAGAGTATCACCAAGGAGCCAATTGTTGGCCTCCAGTACTTAACAATTATATCAAGCACTTGCCTTGTTTTACTGACTCTTCTTGCGGCCATAACTGATTAAACGATTGGAGTGAAATATAGTTGCGCCTCTTTCTTGCGCCTTCTTACAAGCCCGGTTGAAACCTCGCCTCCTGCTCTGTTCCACTTAAGGAACTCGGCTGCAATCTTCGGGTCGTTTGGGTTGGCTTTGATAAACCTCAACAGCTGCGACTTAGCAAGGTTGCCTGCGCCTAGGTTGAAGCAGAAACTTACAAGCGCATCGAACTGATTTTGATTCACCTTGGTGTTGTTAAGCAGTCCAATGACACTGCCCTCAAACTCCTTAAGATGATCCTTAAGAAGCTGCGCTGCCTGTGCATTGGTGATTGTCTGCCCGAGCTTCACCTTGCTTCCGTCTTGGTAGTATGTTGCGCCGTAGCCGATTGTCGGCACTCCTGCTGAGCACAGGTAGCTAGTCAAGCGCAAGCCTTCAAACTCCTGTATCAGTCGGATGCCGTTGTTAGACGATTTCATATTGGAATTGGATGGTGCAGTAGCTCATATTAAGTGTTGGTGTTAATGTTCTAAGACTAACATAGCAAGTGTTGTTCGTTATTTCTCCTTCAATTGTTAGGAGTTCAATCTCAGCTAATGTACCAGGTCCAAATGAAAATTGCATTAATCCGAAACATTGTTTTCCACTTGTGAAGTCAGATGCAACTGGTAGTTCAATTTCAAATTCTCCATCAACTTCTCCAGTGTCCAATTGAATTTCTAACTGAGCAGAAACGGTTGCAATGTTGCCAACCTTAATGTATGTCGCTGAATTAACAGTTACAGCAATGCCATTTACTTCTCCGCTAATAGTCGGAGAATAGCTGCCACTGCTAAACATTTTCCCCACCTCAATCTGCTTGGATGTGCCTTGTGGAGATTCCGTTGTATCGCTTACATCAACGATGTATAATAAGTCATCACTTGCTGCCGTAGCAAGTGGGGTTAAGTCGGTTATTTTTACGCCTGCCATGATATTAGTTGTTTAGTATGTATTTAACCGCCTCAGCTGAGGTCGAGAATTTAATTGCATTGATTGTGAACTGCTCGATGTTGATAAGGAATACACCCACGTTTGTGCCTAAGTGCAAACAATTCTCATCAACCACTTCGCATAGTTCAACATTGGATGCGATTGCTCCAAGTACCGATGTGTAGAAGGTAACATATCCACCTTCAAGAGTTATGTCTATCATAGTTTTTCGATTAAGAATCCAGAGACTAATGTTGTTTCACCAGCAACACCTTGCTGCCCTGCGAAGATAATGTATTGGTTAATTGTCCAGTCAACACTTGTACTTGATGCAGCATTTGTAGTTCCGCTATCAATATAAAATGAAGATGTATTTCCAAATGTTTCTGTATTGGTCGCAGACTTGATAAATAGATTACGCTCAAGTTGAGCATACAAACCAACAAGCCCATAAGTACCAAGAAGCAATGCTCCAGTAAGGTTGTTAGCTGAGTTAACGTATATACGTGTAGTCATATTCACAAGGGTTGTTGACTTACGATACCTCGCCAATAGCTTAATGATGTCACCAACTGCAAATGTATTAGCCGGAATCAATTGACTTGCTACTAACTGATTGGTAATGCCCGTGATTGTCGCAGTATCAGTTGTTGATTTATATATTGTCGGTATTACAATGTTACCACTACCAAGCAATGATGTTGAGTTAATAGTCTTGATGTTTGTGCCGCTTACCAGTGCATCCTGCTTGCCGTTGAATGTTGACCAATTTGCAGCACTCAATGCACCTCTGTTTGCAG